CTTTGTGTAGAGCTTTGCCTTACCCCCAGCTCCATGATGGTGAACGCACGTAGGTATGGGAGGTCGCGAGCGGTTGCGGAGAGGAGGAAGAGGTATGGTGGGAAACGACATTGGTCCGTCAGGTGGGTATGGGGTTGGGTCCCCATCCCCGTTTTGATGGACCGTTTCTCCATCGTGCCCGTCTAGCACAAACTTCGCCGTAGTTCCAGGCACCACCACCGTTTCGCGATTACCGGTTGGTGGTATCCGACTGTCTTGGAACTATGACGGAGGAGCTAGGCGGGCGGGGGTGAGGGGCAGGAGGCTGTATAGGTTTGGGTACGTGGGCGCCTCAACCACGTATGGTGTGTTCTTGAATGACGTGGACAGCCTGGTTCGTGGCGTACTGGAGAGAGTATTCTATCGGCGGGATGGAACTAGACCTCCAGGAGCCCAGCCAGGGGCTTTTCAACTGCTGAGAGAATTCGGTGCATCAATTCAGGCTCGTACTGCTGAGACCGCAAAGTGGAGTGACCAACAATTTGTTGAGTCTTACTCTGGCCGCAAGCGTACCATCTATGAAAATGCAGTGGGGTCTTTGAAGGAGAGACCTTTAACCACCAAGGATTCGTCCATCCGGGTTTTCACAAAGGGAGAGAAGACTGATTTCAGCGGAGACGCTGATCCTGTCCCCAGGATCATTTCACCCCGTGATCCTAGGTACAACGTGGAAGTCGGGAAATACCTCAAACCATACGAGCATAATTTGTATCAAGGTATTGCTCGGACATTTGGCGAGCCGACGGTGTTGAAAGGAATGACACTGGAGAGAATAGCCCGAACCATTAAGAAGAAATGGGACAGGTTTGCCGATCCAGTGGCAATAGGAGCAGATGCCTCACGGTTTGACCAGCATGTTCTTCGGGACGCGCTGGAATTCGAACACTCCGTGTATAACGCACATTTTAGGTCGCCGTATCTGCGATGGCTTCTGAGAATGCAGCTGAATACACGCGCAACTGGAGTCTGTGACAATGGCTTTGTTAGGTACGCAACGGAAGGTAGCAGATGTTCTGGTGACATGAATACGTCGATGGGGAATTGCCTTATCATGTGTGGGATCATGTACGCATTTTTCAGATTTCTAGGAATCAGGGCTTCTCTCTGTAATAACGGAGATGATTGCGTTATCATATGCGAACGCAGTGTAGAGCACCTGGTCAACCAACACCTCGAAGAATTCTGTTTGCGGTTTGGTTTCACCGTCAAGGTTGAACCATCGGTCGACGTTATTGAACGACTGGTATTTTGCCAGATGTCACCAGTCGACACCGGACGGGGGTGGTTGATGGTAAGGAACCCGATTAAGGTTCTCACCAAGGACGGATACTCGCTGTTTGACTTGGACAATGAGAAAGTGTTTAGGAGATATTTGCTCTCACTAGGGAAATGTGGAGTGTCGATCACTGGGGGAGTGCCTGTCTTGCAGGATTACTACCAGGCTATGATAGACCAAGGACACGGGCCATTAATAGCTCATGAGGCCTTTCACGCCACCAGCACATTCCTATTATCCAAAGGGGAGCATAGGTACTACACTAAACCCACTGACACGGCGCGCGCTTCGTTTTATCGCGCGTTTGGGATGTCGGTAGAGCAACAGTTAGAGGTTGAAAAGGAAGTGCGTCAGTACGAGTACCAGTGGGTCCCAACTACGTTGGGACACGTGGGGGAAAAACCCCCCGCAACATGGGGGAAACTACATCACTTGCTTACGGAATGTTCCCTTAGTGCGGATTGATTGGGTTCCACTCATTAAATGCCCCAAAACGTTTGGTACAATGTCATCCTGTGCCTGTAAATAATTACGTGCTAAACAAAATGCCGAGAGACTGCACGGCGGCGGCTCAATTGAGCGGAGTGGGATGAACAGTCCAGGTGCTTGTTCCTGTATCCAATACCAACAATGCCTAACAAAAACAATAGAAAATCAAATAAACCTAAGTCAACAGCGGTTCTGACCACCAAGCTCACTGTTGCCAATGCCGACTCGAACAGTGGTAGACCTCGTCGCAAGACTCGTAGGCGGCAGCGAAAGACCCCGAACAATGTACCTCCGTATGTTGTCGCTCTCGTTGATCCTTTCAATCCTATGGCTTTTACTGCGAAGGTACCAGACGCCGAAATGGCCATCTCCTCCACTTGTTATTCCAGGACAACAGACGCAGCCGTCACTGACGCTACTCATGGGGTGGCTGCTCTAGCGTTCTTCCCTGACCCCAACAATTACCTCATCACCGCTGCCTCCGTGGCCACTGCCACCAGCTGGACTTGGGCCCTGAACTGGACCCCTCAGGCTAATGTGCCTAACCTTGCTGCAATTCAAGGCGCATTTTCATCTCTGAGGGCCATTGCTTACGGACTGAGGATCACCACTCCTCAATCCTACTATGTTGCTCAAGGCAGAGTACACGTCTGCCTAGTCTCCATAGATTATGCACGGGCCACACTCAATGATGCTCTACCTCAAAACCTAGCCAATATGCAAATGCAGCCTGGATATTTCCATGTGCCACTCGCCGACCTCATAAAAGACTCACTGGTGGTCATTGGGAAACCAAGCGACTCCGGTGCGTACCGATATCGATCTGCGGCGCACGCATGGAACATAGGGTTAGCGGCGATTGCGGCAGGACTTGAGAGCACCACAGGCTGGATGTCAATAGTAGTGGCCTTGGAGGGGTGTGTTCCGAACACCACCGTCCTCAACATAGAATCCATCATGCACTACGAAGCCATAGTGTTAGCCCATACTGGGGCTGGCATTATAGAGCCTACTCTGGCATGCCCACATCAGCCAGCCGTAATGGCTGCCAGTCAAAACCTGATAGCAAGCATGCCAGCAGCGAGAGTAGTGGATGAGGAGGAGGCTGAGGAACGAGATCTGTGGACGGATTTGTCAAAGATGTGGGATGCGGGTGTTAAGGTTGCCAGTGGCGTATCTTCCGCCATTGGTTGGATGGAAGGAATAGCGGCGTTGTTCTTGTAGGTGGGTGAGCCTGTGTTGGAGGCATCGCTGGGTGGGGCCGTATAAAAGATTAATGCAAAATATATAATTCACTCGGCCAGTGGAGCAGCAGCTGCTTAGTGCGCAAAACAAATTAATTAATTTTGTATTATAGTAGTAGCTGGGTGGGGACAGTACGATGAGCTAGTGGCGATTGGGTGATGGACTGGGTAGTCATTCCAGGACAGCGTTATTGCGCTGTGCTGTAATACTACATGCAGCCTTATCCTCCCTTTTCGTATCCACTGCCATGCTAGCGGGTAGTCCGGTTTGCGGTGCCACATTTGGAACTGTATCCGGCTGCCCGTGACGTCCCCTACCAGAAATGGGTGATCCTTCGGCATGCCAGAGGCATGCTCAGTCTCGACGGCCACTAGGCGACTAGTGGGGGCTCCGGGCGAGATAGGCGTCGG